CAAGTTTTGTTTCATGGTCATTAATACGTGCAATTTCAATATCGTTTATATTGAAGTTTAGTTTAATTTTCTTACCATCTTCTTCTGGGTCATTTACTTCAAACTCAAGTTCGTCATTGACTGCTTTGCCACGAATGTTTAGAATGATATACTCTAAGTCAAACGTTGCGAGTTTTTCAACATCAATCTCATCTTGAATACAGTTTTGAATCACTTGTTGGATTGCAAGCAATACTTGATCCAGTTCTCCACTTTCACGTGCAATCAAAAGAATCTTTTCTTCTTTTACCGTAAATGGTCTATACTTCACTTCTTGTTTTGTAGAAGGAATTGTGAGAACAAATAGCGGTTGGTCAATCTTAGGTAAAGGCATAGTATACTCCTATAATGTAGTTATTTTAACGATCCCAATATTGTGTTAATATTGGTAAATTGGTTGACGGCATCTTGAATACTTCTTGGTCTTCGGATAGACGAAATAGCCTGCCCGAAAGTATTTAGTGATGACAAGAAAGATAGAATTCCGTTAGCGCCTCTTCCTGCACCACCTGTTGCTGTGCCTCTTACGGTGCCATCTACTTTTAATTCATCATACGCAAATGAAATTGGTATTGTCATTACCTCAGCCGTGTTTTCCCAAGCAACATCTGTTGATCCCACTGCAATAGGATATACGTTTCCAAAATTATATGTGTAAAACTTGTCTTCAGATGGACCAGCATATACAACAAGTTCCATTTGACAAGCATAGTCTTCTTTATATCCAAATTCGTATGGAAGAAGAGCGGCTGGACTCTCAGAGAAATAACCTGCCGATACGTCATAGTTAACAATCTCTTGCATCCAGCGATGAAAGAACTTCACAACTCCAAAGTTGCTATCTACCATAAACACTGTTGACAGAGGAGCGTAATCAAATGTTGTTGGACGCTGTTCAGATGGTCCAAATCCTTTTGGTTTAAATGGAGTTGTTCCTACTGCAACTTCAGGCAAAGATGCGCTACGGCAAAAGAATGATAGTTCTCTCACTGGTATGCTGTTTTCACCTGCGCTTAGAATAGATGACATGTTCTCGTTTAAGGTAATTCGCACAAAGAAAAGGTTTGATTGTGCGATTCCTCTTCGATTAATTTGTGATGAAAATTCTGATACGTTGAAAGCCATATTTCAGTCCTATCGTAATGCTTGTCTTGAGTCTTTGAAGACTGTTGCTTTTGATGCGCCTTGGAATCTCTCAAGTGGTAAGAACAATGCAATGTCCCACTCGGATGGGTAGATATACAAGAAACGACTTCTTAACTGTGATGTTAGATAATGCTTGACACAAGGCTTGAAATAGCGAAAGCGTGATGCTTGATTCAGAATATCGTAACTAATACGAAGTCTTGTTGTTTCATCATAGCGGTTGTTGTTTGTTACGTCATACAGTGCATCCATAAGTCTTGCACGATATTGTAAAGGTAAGTAGTGAAGGTTGATTCCGTAGAAACCACCCTTCACCTTTTTAAATGGAAACACTAACGGAAATCTATCGAAATACGGTAGTGTGTCTTTGTGTTTGGCATCATAGTTGAAGAGATACATCTGACCAATAAGTGGTCGTGCAGTTAAACGCTCGGTATCACCACGCATGAGTTGTCCCTCATTTACACGGCGATATGTTTGCGCAGTGTCACGATACCATTCACGTGCTTTTGATTCACGTGCTGGGATCTGTCCTGAACGAACACCTTTAGTTAGAATCTCGTCAAATAGAATTGCCATTTATTACTCTTTGCTTTCCTTTAATACGGCAGCATCATAATCTTCACGTGATACAACACCTTCATCTAATAGACGTTGGCGATTAATCATATGTTGATTCTGAATGTCTTCTTTGCTCCCGCCGAAGTAAGGAACACAATGCCCCTCTTCAATCATAATCTCTGTAACTCTGCGACCATCTGCGGCTTTAAAATCACCGAGAATACGTCCAAACTTACCCTTCATGTCTTCACCAGACTTATCTTCAGTTGTGATAAGTTTAGCGTTATGTTCTAGCAGTTGATAAAGTCTATTCTTTGCTGCCAATCCAAATAATTTTTCCACATCATCTGAAGTGCGACTTTCTGGAGTATCAATACCCATAATACGCACTCTTTCATCTTTTAAACAAATACCAAAACCTAAATCAATATCAACGTCAACTGTATCACCGTCTACTACTTTTACTACAGTCACGTCATATTCGTTTGTATTCATCTCTATTTGACTCCTAGGTGTCCCTCATGCATAATCTGGAACTTCCACCCACGGTCATTACAAAATTCTTCAGCCGCTTTCCATTTCGCTTGGTTAACACCCCAGGTCTTAACCTCGTTTATATACCTTCTACTCGCCTTTCCTGTTGCCGTCTTTGCTTTTGATATGTCTGGCGGGACAGTCTGTGCTTTCGGTTTCACCTCTATGAGGATTGTTTCTTTCTTACCATACTTATTTATCTGTTTCACTAGAAAGTCAGGAAAGTATCTATGATATCTTCCATCAATCGGTGAACGATAAGGTATGACCAACTCTTCACTTCCCCATTCTATAACATTCGGATGTGCATCCAAATATCTCATCAATTTAAACTCCCACCCACTACGATAAATAATGTTAGTAGGGTCGCCCATATATTTCTTCGGGTTATTCGGCTTGAATCTACCCTGATAATACTTTGCCATGATAACCGTTCTTATATTCTACGTATAAATATAGTGTAGAACTATTTATAAAGGATTTTTCATATGGCTGGTGAATCTCCAGAAACAGTAATGGCTAATAGCAGGAACTCCAACAGTGTTGTTGGGCGCTATGTGTATCCAGATGGACAGTCTGCACACAACATCGTTCTTGTTTTTCGTGATTACAGTTATAATCCAACTGCTGGTGTCATAGGACAGCGTGTTAATAGAAACACAAGTGCAAGTGTTGTGTTGCCTATTCCGTCTAACCTACAAGATACTTACAGCGTTCAGATTAACCCATTTGAGTTGGGTTCGATGGGAGCGATGGCGGCAGATGCGATGAATGGACAAGCACGAAACATTGCTTCAGATGCGGCATCGATGGCTGCTAACGCATTTGGCGGTGCGTCTGAAGCGCCAGGCATGGGGCAGGCTGCAAGTGGACTATTATCTAATCTAAGGGCTGCGGGAACGTTTATTGGTCGTAACGCACTTGATGATTTAGGTATTGGTGGTCTTGCAGGAGCGATTGATGTGTCAACTGGGACAGCCGTTAACCCACACGTCACACTTCGCTTCGAAGGTGTTAACTTGAAGTCGCATACGTTCAACTGGTCAATGTCGCCTAAGAATCCGAAAGAAGCAGAGACGCTTAAAAATCTAATCAATTATATTCGTAGTCGCATGTTACCTGAATACGATGGACCTGGAGGCAACACTGCAATCTCAAGAGGTCTATTGAAGTATCCAAGCATCGTAGATATTTTCTTCACTGGTGTGGATCAGAATTACTTCTATTACTTCAAGCCCGCAATGATACAGAACTTCACAACTGATTATACGCCTAATGGTATCACGCTAAACAGAGGTGGTAAGCCTGCGTTTATTAATATGACTATGCAGTTAACAGAAGCGGCAATTCACACACGTAATGACGTAAACGTTCAAGGATAAATCATGCCTAAGTATTTCAGATATTTCCCAGAAATCACTTATAAGGGAAGACAAGTCAAAGACATTACTCGCCGTGTTCGTTTTTTAGAGCAAGTTCAAACTGATCCTCGTGTCTTTCTTCCTTACACAGTGAAAGAAGGCGAGACTGCTGATGAGATTGCATATCATTACTATGGTAGCGCAAATTACACTTGGCTTGTATTTATTGCAAACAATATCATTGACCCATATTACGACTGGCCAATGGCACAGGCTAAACTAGACGCTTTTGTTTCTGATAAGTATCGTAGTCTTGCAGAAGAGAGCGAAGGCACAACACTGTCTGATAGACAAGTGTTAGAGTGGACACAGAATGCCGCCATCTCAGATAATATCGCATACTATTACAACTTACTCGAACCTGAAATACGCTTAAGTCGTGATTCTTATGGCATTGGATTCGATCCAGACTTTGAAGCCGCTGATTGGACTCCTATTCGTTATTATGATTATGAGTTTTTTGCAAATGAGGATAAGAGACAAATCTTTCTGGTTGACAGAGAGTTTGCTCCTAGCACAGAAAAAGAATTGAAGAGTATATTGAATGTCTGATGATAGAAAACTTGCTGGTGAATACGAACTAATCTCTTTCGAGATAACGTCATTTCCTGATGAAGGAAAGACGATTGATATGAAAGCGGTCGTTCACATATGGGAACTTGAGGAGTCTATGCTCAAGGGAAATATTCGTGGGACTGCAAAAATATATGACGCAACTGGCATCTTCTACAACTTTCCTTTACGTGGACAAGAAAAACTAAAGATTACATATAAAGACTTTTTTGACGAAGAGCGTGAAGAAGAATTATTCATATACATGATTGGAGATATTAATCCAGTCGGTCAAAACGATGACAGTATTTTAGAGTATACACTTCACTTCTGTTCGTATGGCAAGTTCTGGTCTGATAGATACGAAATCAAAAGATGTATCGCAGAAGGCACAGAGGGTGGGAGACGCTACATTCCTGTCAATGAACAAGTGCAAGTTATCTATGATGACTATTATGCGACAGAAGGTCAAGGCACGAAAAAAGAGATTGAGATCCATGAAACTGATGGCGAACAGGTAGTTATCATTCCTGATTATAAGCCAGAAGATGCAATGCATTTAATGACACGCCGTTCATATTCTGCTACTTATCCGTCTAATATGTATCGCTTCTTTGAGAATAGAGACAAGTATTACTTTATTAATATTGAGAAATGGATCGAAGACTATTCAACTGACGAAGTTTCTCAGCCCACTTATGTGTATGCACGTAGTATGCCTGACCAAACACCGCAAGGTGAAGCAGATAAAATGAATACGCTTATTAACTTATCATTCGGTTCATATACGAACACGCTGGACAGAATGAACGGTGGTGGATATTATCGTAAAGTTGCTGAGATAGACTTTCAGTCACGCACAATACAAGAATATGAGTATGACCACTTAGAAGAATATAAAGATTACATCTGGCCAGATAAGACTCCTGAAACACAACTTCGTCACACTGACCAAATGATTACAGAGCATTTAAACAAGAGGCACACAACTTACGTATTTAAAGACTACTCTGAAGAAAGTGGATCTAGTCCATACGGTCTGCGACCAACACCATATTATGGAGAAATCTATAATAACAAAATTGCAATGATGAATGAATATTCTGATAGTCGTATTACTGCAACTATCTTCGGCAATAACAAAATCGTTGCCGGTTCGATGATATTCGTTGACTTACCTAAATTCAAGCCTTCGTCTGTATCAGATACTAGATTGTCTGAAAGATATATTGTTGAGTCCGTTAAGAATGAATTTATTGAGAATACATACTATCAAAACTTGACACTGATTAAGGGCCCGATGTTGATTGAATTAGAGGAGAATACATAATGTTTACAGCGAACTCAGGATTCAGCCCATATTGGTTTATTGGTGTAGTTGTCGATAAAGACGATCCAACTAACAATGGTCGTGTGCGTGTTCGTTGTGTAGGTATGCATCCAGAGGATCCTCGTATTCCGCTTGAATTAAATGATAAAGAAGAACTCAATTACGTTGAAGATCAGGACTTGCCTTGGGCTTGGGTGATTAACGGAACGTTTGGCAAGATGCAATGTGTGCCTGATGAAGGCGAGTGGGTTGTAGGATTCTTTACAGACGGTCGTGATGCACAGCATCCTATGGTAATAGGTTCGATTGCAGGTGTCAATACTGATACGTTTGGATTTGGAACTCAGCCCGATGAGGGAACTGATACTGGACCAGGCGCTGAAGGATCAGGTAATACGCCTGCAACTACGTTCTTCAATGACTTTGGTGATTCATATACGCAAGCAGACATTGATGCTGTTGAAGACCTCAGATCATTTAATGATAGTCTTGGTGGTGGGGCTGCATCAACGCCATTGACTGCTGGTCAAAGAGCATATGCGGTAAGCAAGGGATATATCTAATGTCAGGTAGAATATCAAAAGATTATATTAATAACTTTGGTAAGCCTGCGCTTTCACCATATATGAGTGGAGAAGCGGCGACAGATACTGCCGCTGTTGCTCAGAGTGC